GATCAACACACGGTTTGAGAGACTTGTCGCACGCTAGATTACCCATCCAGCGATGACTCATCCTTCTTACCGCGTTTGCGAATCGATAAATCGATTGGGCGGTCGACAATATATCCTTAAGATATACTGGCTTAACGTCGATACCAGAATAGTAATGGGCTCCACAGCTTTCACGAAAAGGGCCGGAATAATGGCTTTTCTTCTCGTTTACACGAAAGCCGTAGAACTTCATCATTTCTGAGAACAAGTTAAAAGCCGATGTCGGAAGTATGACATCGTCACCATAGGCACTCACCGAATGGGGAGAGTCTATGTATTCTGCGCAACATTTTGCTATCGCGTAGAATATAAGTGATTCGAGCTGAAAAGTGAAGCCGTTCCCCATACTGGAGAACTTCTCCCACAACACAGTTCGATCTTTTAACGTGCCGTAGTGAGAGCGACTCGCATCAAGTAAGCTGAACCAAGACGGAGGAAGCAGAGCTTCCACCACTCGACGGCTTATTGAATCACTCGCAGAACTGAGATCAACCGTCGCTAAATGCCCGCCTTTTGAGCCGGCCTTAGCTAGGGACTGATTGACGTTCTGGTAGCGTAAGTCAACACCCACGCTTCGGAGCCTATCTCCAATCATATCACCGAGAGCCTTCTGGAACCATAAATTGATTCCTGGCTCAATAGCAATAACTCGATTGGTCTTAGCATCCTTAGCAACAGTGATAACCTTGTTACCGATCTGATAGTTGGGAAAGTTTTCCCCTTCCTTCAGATGCCTTGCCCATAGAGGATAGCATACCTCCATGAGTTCGGTTGGTATCAAGGAGTAAAGGTCACGCGTTATTCCAGTTTCTTTCTGGAACTTAACTGCTGCACTGGCATCTCTTCGCTTAATCAGCGTTGAGGCACCAGGACCCCAGTCAGGCAAAGAGAAGATTTCCGAAGACTCATAATCGCCGAGAATCATGTCGATTTTACGAATGACTGCATTGTGCAGCCACACGGCTGGTCCCTTATAAAGGGGATCCAGCGACAAGTTTCGAAAGCGACCATTTGTGTGCTTGCAGAGAAGTTCAAATTCATCGAACTTCTTCAAGGCAACTTCGTCAAGGTCATAGTCTAAGGTTAATCCCTTAAATTTTGACAATAACTTAGTAGCCGAGTAAGCACTCCTTACACACCGTAAATCATTATAGTGTGACGGAACAAACTCAAGATCAACCAGTTGCTGATGTTCGGAATTTTTGAACAAAAGCCACACGGTGAGAGCTCGAGGATGATCCAAGGACTCAAGATACTTCTCGATAGCCACGGATGATTCCGTTGGCGAAACGCGATAGTTGATCAGCCCTTTAAGGAACTGAGAACCATACTTCTTAGAAGACATGGTAAAACCTCCGAGAGTTTAGAAGAACTTCGTCCGGGTTTCACCCCGGAGACAAACGGTGATTAGCCGTAAGTCGGATCGAAGTTCAACACGTGCGCACTGAGAGGAGACCCCGATACATCAGTAGGGGAATCGTCAGACGCGTTTATCGTTGTTACGAAAAGCGAATGCACATGATTGAACAATGCAGTCCGTTCAGCCAAAGTGCTACGCTCAGGTAACATAAACTCCATGACACACGAACAGTCGTACGCTTTCGTCGGTTGGGGTTGTATACCCGTCACCGTCGTCGGCGCCGTTACTTCGAGCGTCGGGAGGCTCAACTTAGCTGTGACTTTGTACATACGTGAGCCTACAGTAGGCCTACGCAGGGACATCGTTACAGTCGGAAAACCCACGGCGATTCCGCCGCTACGGTCTTCCCATCGCACAACACCTTTCGGATCACGTCCGGCGGGGTCAAACGTTTTGTCGTATGAAATGGTAGCCGAAGATGTTCTTACAGTACCACCCAGTAACGACGCTGTTTTAATGCTGCCTATGGCGGGCATTAACTTGCTCCTTTATGTAGCATTGAACGGAAGTGACCTCCTTACTTTCGGAAGGCAGCCCTGACCAACGCAACCGCGTTCAAAGCGTGTTCCACGCCAAGAGGATTTTTGAATTTAGGGATTTCTTGACTCGGGAAGCTTGTAAGCTTCGTACGAGTGTAAGTTATCCTTTCTCCAAAGATGCTCCCATGCATGTTGCACATCGTTGAATCGGTTGGGAAGAAGGGATACCTCTGCCCGTCGTAAGACACTCCGTTGTATGTAGTCACTCGTGTTATTTTGGATCTCCACCCTCCTATGAACGTTAAACCGTTCCAGGCGGTCATGGCTTCTAGCCATGGGCCAATGGGTAAGAACCAATCTACCACAAATGAGTACGGTAGCACCTCCCACGCGAGGTTTAGTGGGTTGGTAAAGCCGGTCTGATTGAGGAAGGCTGCTAGATGATTATCAACACTATACCGAATGCCGTACCTCGTACTCCATTGGATTAACTTATAAGTTTTTCCAATACGAGGCGAGCCTGCGGTGTTCATGATGAGGTCATCAGATGTTTGCAGCTCTCCGCTTGCAGATGAGCGAGCAACTTGGACAGTCCTATCGCTTTTGTTTAATTTAGCAAAGGACTCCATAATCCCATGTATATCTTGGAGCAAAGGCTTCCAGCCGTACTGATACGCCAGCCAGTTATTGGCAGCGGACTTTCCGGCTTTTGGCTCATGCCCCTTGCGATACACAGGAGGTCTGGATTGCCATAAGTCTCTAGCGGCTCCGACAAAGTTTCCCTTGGCGGAGTTACTAGCAGCACTAGCAACACGTTTGCTTATATCCGCAATCATGTTGATAGTCTGGCTATACTGAACAAGGTCTTGCGCGATGTTATTCACATCTTGCCCGGCCCGATCAATTAGCTTTCTTATGGCTTTGTTATCGACAGTGGTATTAGCCGCTGAAGATAGGTCTAAGTTACCATAGTCACCACCGAGCGCAGCACTATACGGACCATATTGGACAGAGTATTCGTTGGGATTCGTGGTAAACCACGTTTGCTCAACGCGTCCTCCATCTTTGATGGTTGTCATAGTCATGCTGTAATCGTTTATAGGCAAAGTACCCGATTTCTTTTTCGCAGCAAATCCAGGTGTCACCGTTCCGCTCTGAGTACGTTGAAAAGTCATGTATTGGACGGTTCTATCATAAGATAGAGCGCCCCGTTCATAACCAACATCATGCCCAGTTGCGTAATTAGTGATATTGGCGCCGCGTTGAGATTTCGGATTCCAAACCCTAGGTGGACGGCCCCGTGAGGGACCCGTCGCTCTCGTTCGCGCCGAATGGCGCGCACGCCGGAAGTCATCACCTTGCCCCTTAATTAAAATCAAGGGTTGTACCCCACTACTGGCTTTGGCTTTAGGCCGCTCCCAGCTGAAGGGGTACTTAACAGGGTAATGATATACTGTGTTACGTCTTGGGTAATATAGGAACCAGTCGAGCATCACGCGATAGCCTGAACGCACTTGGGGAACCGTTACACTGAGTTGATCCGGTATATCAGATAACTGATACATCGGGGACACCCAGGCACGCGTTCCGTTCTTGCGCCAGATACTAAAGCGAAAATACTCGCCATTGTTCCAACCAAGACTTCTCCACAGAAAAGCCGTGCTCAGTATTTGGGCCTTTATTTTCTTAGCGTCAGCCGGTAGATCCGCCGGGTAGCTCGTTATGAGCGCCATAGGATCAGACCAGCTCAGCTAAAAACTGAGCCGTTTGCAAACTATAAGGAGATGCGAGCGCCTGGTTAGCACGCTGAATAAC